AATGTATTTTGGTAATCTCGGTCTATAATCTGTTGAAGTGTTCCCCAACCTACGTTATTGTTTTCCACCACCAATAAAGCATTGTTATATTCGGTTGCAACTGTCACCAATAAATTGCCATAATCTTTGGTTGTTAATTGACCTCTATATTCAGCAACTTGTTCCATTGTCTCAACGTCAATGACATGAAACGCACTAAAATCTCCTCCATCTCCTCTTGCACAGTCAGCTGTTAATAGATAATTTTTACTATAATTAGGATAATCCCATATCCATAAATCTTGATTGTTACCTCGTTTTTCTACGGGATCTTTTAAATATGTTTGTTTGTAAAACTCAAGAACATCAACACTTACAACTTGATTACCTGATGTACTAAAATCACAATCACATTCTTGTGCTGCACCTTTTACACCTGATAGTTCGGTTTGTTTATCTCTCCAAGCTTGATCTCTTTCTGGATGTAAATGCCACGGTAATCTTATAGTCTTAAAATTATTCTTACCTTCTTCAGCTTCTACCCAAGTTTTATGGAAGAAATTGCCAACGCCATTTGGAGTGCTCAATATAATAGCTCTACCACCAGTAGACAATGTATATTGCGCTGACAACCAAATTTCTTCAATGCCATCAATAAATGCAGCTTCGTCAATGATTAGTAACGATAGTGCAGATGAACGACCAGCTGTACCAGCAGATGATACAGCTTTAATCTGAGATCCGTTCTTTAAACGAAGTGACAAACGATTATCTTCTACACACGGAACTTTTAACCAAGACGGCAAGTTATCGTTAGCAAATCTAACTTTGGTAACAATTTCTTTTGCTGTTTCTTGGGTAATACTAATACACAGAATGTTCTTATCATTGTGGAATGTCATTAACCACAAACTATAAGCTGCAGTAAGAGTACTAATACCCATCTGACGACTTTTAAGAACGATGTTTAACTGATTGTCAACAAAGTCTTGCAAAGCCTCTTCTTGGAATGGATAAAGTTCGAATCCAACGGTGCCTCTGATAGGATGTTGGATTTTAACGTATTTTTTCATGAAGTATATAGGATCTTCTATACACTTCTTATACTCACTTCTTATTATTTCTCTTAGATTTGGCTGACTCATACTTTTCTTCGTAGTCTTTTATTTTAGCATTAATTTCAGCTAAACCGTCGTTAATTTTAATCAAATCATTAGTTACATCTTCTAGTATCTTGGTATAATCTTGTACGCCTTCCCATCTTTCAAATGAGCCGTCTTCTTCCAAAAACTCAACAGGTTTACCTTGATTTTCTTGACAAAACTTTTGACTTTCTTCAAACTTTCTCTTATAGTCTTCCAAAATACTACGTTCATTTTTAAGATCTTGAAGTTCATTATAAACTTCAAACATTCCCATCATTTTCAATTCTGTCTGAAAATCGATAAAGCAATCATAACAATATCCTGTCTTTGGCCAAACTCTATCATCTAAATAATTACCCCAACGAACATCCATGTTACATTTCTTGCAACGTTGTTCATTTATAATCATGGCTCGTTTTGGAACTCTACGTTTACTTCCGTTTTTCCAAACCCATTTTCGTCCTTGACTATCCTCCCATTGTTCACCTTCTTTGCGTTTATTATTCTCCAAATTGGCATCATAACCAACTTGTACGAATGGGCGATTACCTTCTAGGTAATCTTTAACAATACCCAGATTACTTTTACCTGATGCTTTTTTCATAACAAATACGTATTTAATTTATTTCTTAAACTTGCTGCCGAGACCTTTTATAATAAAACTTCCTGTGATTTTGAATGGATTTCCGTAAATACTAGAATCTCTTACTACAATTCCTTCGTGTTTATCCAAATCTCCGATTTCACTTGTAGCGTTTCTCAATACTTCGTCTCCTAGTTTAATTGTGGTTAAATAAACAATTGTATCATTAACTATTTTATTTATATCTTGACCTGGAAAATCTTGACTGATATTTTTACTATCTACCGCTTTTAAAAATTGTTCACGGGTAATAAGTGGAGTTTTAAACTTTAATCCTTTCAACCAATCTTTTAAAGATTTAGTTACAGCTTCACCTGTTGGATACAATGTAACAGATTGCGTCAAAACACTAGATAGTTTTGGTTCTGATTTGAAAGTGGTGTCAATGCTACCCAACACTTTAAAACCACGTTTCATAGCGACTTTATTCAATTTATTTATATAGGATTGCATCGCTGATTTATCATATGGTATCTCAACTGCTTCTCTTGATTTAACACTACCATCTTTACCAAATGTTCTTGGTTTGATTTCTTTCAATCCGTGAATAGCTAAAAAGTTTCCGATTTCGCCATATCCCAAAACATTTGTTTGACCTTCTACATATTCGATATTAAATAAGATGTTGGGATTGTCTAATAATCCCAATGTTTTTAATTCAGATCTTGTAGATGGAATAGCCTCATCGAAGATGTTAATAACATTGGTTCCTATATTGATAAATCCGTGACCAGTTCCAAATCTAGTTTCTAGATCTTCGGGTCTCATTCCTTTAAGATCCAATGGCTTTGCACTACCACGATCCATCACAAATTGACCATTTACAAGACGGATACTAGCATTTACACCATCAATTTTTACACTACCAGCGCCTTGTTTTAGTGATTTGACTGCTTTTGAAAATACGTCAACTAATTTTGCGCCTGTATTGACGAAATCAAATGGGTGTGACATATGACCTCCAGCACCGCCTTCTTGTATTACTTCATTTAAAATATTATTCAACTTTATCATATGGTTTTAAAAATGTTTTATCAAATACTCTAATTGCTTTATCATACGAACGTTTGGTTTCGTCCGTATCATCTTGTGTAAATTGCCAATTCCAAAATAGTTGATCTGGGGTTTGAAATTTATAATATTCACCCAACACAAATTTTTGTGTATCTACAACTTGTTTTCCATGCCAATTTTGTCCAACTGCAATAAATCCAGCTTCAATGTCTTTTACTATATTCTTTTCTCCCATCGTGGAATGTCTATTTTCTATCCAAGTCAATCTTTCAATCAACTTTTGATAGTATCCATTAGCTTGGCCCCATCTAACACTTGCGAAGAATACAACACAATCACTTTGAAATAATTCTTTGGTAATCTTCCAAAGTTCATCTCCTTTTTCATTTAAACTTGCCCAACAACGATGGTTACCACTTGGATTTTTATCTTTATCTTTTAATAAAGCTTCTTTTGCACCGCAGTGATTGCCTCCATATTTTAGATTACTACTTACGTTTCCTTCACATGGAGCTATATTTAGACTGGGCACTTCAATTAATGTAACTTTCTCTTTACCTAATAGTTCTTGTATTTTAATTGCTAATTGTGTACTTTTTGGAACGTCATCTTTGTGTTGACTCCATCTATTACTAGTGGTTAATAACAATACTTTATTCTTGGTACGTAAATAATCTATTGTCTTTTTATATTTACGAGCATAAAGATCCATATCTTGCTCACTTTGAGGAAGTTTGGCTTCTAACAATAGATCGGTTAAACTAATCATTTTGATAACTCGTCTAGTTTATTTTGCATTGTCATGCCACGAATCACTTCAGGTGTGCCGCCGTTGTCTCTATTAAAATAACGTTTATAATTGCTTAGTGCAACGTCTAATCTAGCTTTATCAATAGGTTCTTTTGATAAAATATCTTTTACCATCTTTAAATTATTAACGACTAAAACATTTGTATCGTTAATTACCTCATCAATTAACTTTAAAAGAGATGGATCTACAGCTTCTTTAACTTGTGGTTTGGTTAAATCCTCAACGATTCGTGTTAATAGTATCATAATATATAAATATACCAATAAAACAAAAAACCCCGCTTATTTCTAAGCGGGGTTCGTTATTGCGTTTAACTCAACTTATGCGTTGAAACTAGCACCAGTTGGTAGAATGTTGAAGTCAAGTATGATGAATTCAGCAGTTCTAGTTGGTTGGATATAGATTTGTCCGTAAAGAATATTACGATCAATCAAGTCAGGAGT